CCGGCTAGAGGCCGGGACAAAGACCCAGGAGGTCGACAGCGATGCCAGACGAGACCGACGAGGAGCGCGAGGCCCGAGAGGCCGCGGAGAAAGAGGCCGCCGAGGCCGACACCACTTCCGAGCTGGACAAGGCCAAGAAAGAGGCCGAGGCAGCGCGGACCGAAGCCGAGAAGGCTCGGACCGACGGACAGATCGCACTCGCGGACGCTGCCGAACAGCGAGCGACCGCGGCTGAGGAGCGAGCGACCGCGGCTGAGGAGCGGGCGAAGACCGCGGCCGGTGCGAAGGACTCGGACGGGAAGAACAAGTACAGCGAGGAGTACGTCAAAAAGCTACGCGACGAGGCCGCGAAACATCGCGTCGGTGCGAACGACGCCAAGGGCGAGTTGCAGAAGTTCAAGGACGCGGCGAAGACCGAGGCAGAGCGTGTCGCAGATGCGATCAAGGAGGCCGAGACCCGGGCTGAGAAGGCCGAGCGCGAGCTCCTCAGGATCCGTGTCGCGACTGACAAGAACGTTCCGGCGCATCTCGCGTCGCGACTCGTCGGCGACACGAAGGAGGAGCTGGAAGCAGACGCGGACAGCCTCCTCAAAGACGTCGCACCGGCAGGACCCGGCGGCGGTGGACTCGATCAGGGCCCACGCGGCGGATCACGCAAGCCGAACGACATGAACGACTGGATGCGCAGCCGCGCTGGGATACAGCGGTAGGCTCTCTGCATGGGCGTCATCTACGGGCTCTGTGATCCAGAGACTGGTGAGCTGAGATACGTTGGGAAGACAGTGCAGCCACTCGAGAATAGAGTGGCTGCGCACATGAGTTATGCCCAGCAAGGTAAGTGGTACGTCTCGCACTGGATCGCGTCGCTCGATGGACGCGAGCCGGATGTAGTCGTCCTCGAGCACGATCCAGTCGGGGGTCTCGACGCTGCCGAGCGCGAGTGGATCGCGTATGCGCGCTCGCTCGGATGCAGGTTGACGAATTTGACAGATGGCGGGGATGGATTTCCGTCAATGGCAGGACGAAAACATACTGCATCTGCCAAACGTAAGATGAGGGAAGCTGCGAAGCGACGCTGGGAAGATCCAGCAGAACACGAGAAGATGAAAGCGCCTCGGCGTTCTTCACCTCGCAGCGCTCTTGCGCGTGCGAACATGAGCGCCGCTGCGAAGCGGCGCTGGCAGCGCGCAAAAGCAGTACAAGAGACCGCCTAGAGGGCGCAGTTCTCTTTTCAACATCCGTCAGTTCTGGAAACTGACGGTCAATGAGACAACTGTGTGATGGCCTTGCACCTGGGGTGCAAAACGCTGGCCTGCACAGGTCGACGTTTTATCTACCATCACTAAGCCTACGAAAGGTGAATCTCGTGGCATATAACAACATCATAAACCGCTCTGGTGCGGTCGCCATGATGCCTGAGGAGGTGTCGTACAACCTCATCAAGGACCTCAACAACGAGTCCGTGGCTCTGCAGGCGTTCTCGCAGATCCCGGTCACGCGCGGTCAGGTCAGGATGCCCGTCGTGGACACCCTGCCCATCGCGTACTTCGTCGGGTCCGACACCGGCCTCAAGCAGACGACCCAGCAGGACTGGAAGAACAAGTACCTGAACGTCGAGGAGGTCGCGGCCTTCGTTCCGATTCCGGAAGCCGTCCTCGAAGACGTCGACATCGACGTCTGGGCCGACGTCGAACCGAAGCTGAGGAACGCCATCGCCCGGGTCATCGACTCGGCCGTGCTCTTCGGCGAAGGGGCCCCCGGCTCCTGGCCGCAGGCCCTCGTGCCTGCGATCGAAGCTGCGGGTAACACCGCGGTGCAGGGCGCCCACTCCGCCGCAGAAGGCGGGATCGCGCAGGACATCTCGGCCGCCATCTCGAAGATGGAGGAATCGGGCTTCTCGCACGATTACATCGCGGCCCAGGTGGCCGTGAAGGGCAAGCTGCGCGGAGCGCGCGATACGCTCGGCCAGCACCTCCCAGAAGTCAACGCCCAGGAAGTGTACGGCGCCCAGGTGGCGTACCCTGCCCGCGGGCTGTGGCCGACCGGGAGCAAAAAGCCCGAGATGCTCTTCCTCGAAAAAGAGCAGTTCGTCGTCGGGATCCGCACGGACATCGACATCACGCTGATGGACCAGGCCGTGATCAACGACAACGAAGGCAACATCATCTACAACCTGGCGCAGCAGGACCTCGTCGCACTGAGGGCCCGCTTCCGTCTCGGTTGGGAGGTGTCCAACCAGATCAACTACGACAACCCGAACGAAGCGACGCGCTACGCAGGCGCCGTCCTTCTGACGCCGTAAGGAGGCGAATATGTCTGAATCATTCGTCCCGACGCGGGAGAACAAGGACGCCCAGGACACGAGCTACGTGCCCAACGAGATCGAGGACACCGTAAAAGGTGGAAGCGCTCTCCCAGGGTCCGCAGTGAACCCGGTGACGGGTGTCCAGGCGCCGTGGCAGGCGCAGGGCTTCGTCGGCACGCGCACCGTGCCCGGCGGAGAAGGGTAGTCAGCCAAGCCATCCCCGCAGAGAGACAGGCGCTCCTGCCGCCACTATGCGCGGTGTGACCCGGGTCGGTACCGGGGTGGGGAGACTGGCACATTCAGCAATATCATCGACCGGTCAGGCGCCGTTGCGATGATGCCGGAGGAGGTGTCGTACAACCTCACTCCGGCGTGGCCATCGAAGGCGCCACGGGCAAGGAATACGTACCGACGGTAGCCGACATCGGCCACACGCT